GGTCTTCGGGGTTCCAGTTACGGTAGATAGACAGGATCTCGTTAGTGCCACGCTCCAACGTCACCACGTATGGCTTGGCAATACCGTCATCAGAGTCGCCAGATCCTTCAATGACCAGATCGGCGTGTATCTCGTATATCGAGAAACGATTATCGTCCTGAATAGAGTAGCCACCCTCTTCAGCCTTACGCTCTTCAATGTCAGTGTGGTATGCCTGCGGGTCACCCAGATCTACGTCGCGGTAGAACCCACTGACTTGTAGCTTCTTCATCTCGTTCTTAGTCTTACGCATGATGTGCGTAACACGTTCTGCTGTTTCGATATGTGAGGCACCGTATGGCACGACCACATCTTCAGCGGGGATATATAGAGCTACCTGTCGGCCTATGTTCGGATCGAAATAAACTTTCTTGAACGCACTACCAGCCAAGCCAAGGCTGTACAGCAGTCGCTCGTGCTCGGGTCTGTACTCCACCATGCGCTCGGTGAGTTCGTAGTTCATATCCGCTTTCACGCGGTTTGCCGCTTCAGCCTTGTCCTTGTCTTCTACGCCAACAATCTTGACCCGTACAGGGCCAGCGGCTGGGAACGTCTCGGACATTGTTTCTGCTTGGAAACGAATTGCCGCTTCAGCGAGGACTGTAGAGTACACGCCACACGCGCCTTCCCACGGGTCAGTACGCTCTTCGTACTTGAAGCCCAGCACGTCCAGACCCTTGACGAATGTGTCGGCCCAGTCTTTGCGGCTGTCGATGTCGGCGGATACCAAACCTACTAGGTCGTCGGCTAACCTATTTAGCTCCGCTTCGTCCATTGCTTCGGCTAGGTTTGCGTCGAAAGGTAGCATGTCACCAATTTCGGCATCGGGGATAATTGTAATCTCGACGCTGCCGTCGTCTAACGTAACCATTTCTGGATTGACAATATCAATCTCTAGCGCCGCTTCTTCCTCTTCACCCGCATCAATACCTTCAGGTGCTGCGTATAAACCTTTTTCTATAGCCATAGTATGTCTCTAGTAGAAGCCGCCTCGCCGCGACTTAAAGTATCTTTGTTCTTCCGGCTCATCTGTCGGCAGTCGTATGAACCCGCCCTGCCTAAAACGCATGAGTGCCATGACCGTTGAGTCAACTAAGTCATCATGGCTCATAAACGGAAATCCGGCAATCTCTTCGACTACCTCTTCTGCCCACCGTGTAGGAGGTACCCACACCAAACCAGACGCAACAATATCAGATACTGCATTAAGACGCGCTAACTTATCACCTGATCCTCTGTGGGGCGTATACTCTGATACGGGCAGCCCCATACGCCTCATCTCTTGATACAGCGCCGTACCTGATGACTTCTTCTCCACAATGAACGCATCGGGTTCCCACTCGCTGTACTCCTCCAGCGCCAAGTCCTTCAGCTCTGGAAATTCTAACCGCTTCTTTATACTGTTCAGCAGGATGATGTGGTACGCATTGTACTCCTCGTTGAGGAACACGCCCCACGTAGTCAACGCCGTGAAGTCTGCGCGGTTGTGTTTCTCTGCCGCCGCGTCCAGCGACATAATTATGTACTCGCATGACGGCGGATTGTCCTGCTCCCAGATCTGCCACCACTCGCGCTTGACCAGCGCAGCCTCTTCCGCCGTGGGTGTCTGCTGATACTGCGCGTTCCACTGGAATGTAGGCATCGACGCCTTGGTTCGTAGCAGTGCATCTAGGTCGAAGAACTCAGGCCACAGGGGTTTCTCTACGATCTCCTCCGTCTCCTCGTCCTCAATCTCCAGTATGGCAGGGAATTCGACCACCTCGTACTCATCAGCGCGGTCATTCTGCGTCATGTCGCGTATAACCCGCCCAGTCAGGTCATCTTGGTGCCATCGGGTCTGAATTATTGCAACACGGCCTCCGGGCATCAGACGAGTACGCGCACCGAAGGTAAACCACTCGTATGCCTTCTCAAATACGGCAAAGTTGCCGTTAATTACGTCCTGTTCCGAGTGTGGGTCGTCCACCAGTAGCAAATCAGCACCACGACCGGCCAATGCAGAGCCAATACCGCACGCATAATACTCGCCACCGGAGTTCGTGTTCCATCTACCGGCTGATTTCGAGTCGCTGGCAAGCTGAACTGTGGAGAATATGGCCTGATACTCGTCCGTAGAGATGAGATTCCGCACCTTACGACCAAAATCCACCGCCAAATCGGTGGTATGCGACACCATCATCACTTTCTTGTTCGGATTTCGACCCAAAAACCACGCTGGAAAGAAGATAGAGACAAGTTGGGACTTGCCGTGGCGCGGTGGGATATTCACACAAATCCGGTCTTTGTCACCAGATTCAATCGACATCAACATATTCGCCAAAATCCTGTGGTGTTTGCCCACAATGTAGTCTGGCTGCATCTTCTTACAGAATTCTATCAGGTCGTCGTACGCCGCTTCGTTCGCCTTACGCGATTCCAGCTCATCTACGATGCGGTTTATCTCAACAACCTCTTCATCAGAAAAGGCGTCGAGGTTGTCCAGCATCTGCTGTACCTCTTCCTCAGTAAAACTGGGAACGGCCTCAGTCATCGTAGCCTTCTTCGCCTTCTACTTTCGCTTCGTCTTCTGCCACTTCTTCTACTGCCGCTTCCAACTCATCCAGACCAAGCTCTTTGTTGATGTCCAGCACCTCACCGTCTAGCACAACCTCTTGATAGACCGCATCCTCGGCTTCTATCTCTACCGGCTGCACCAGCTTCTCTAGCTTACCACGTAACTTGTCACGCAGATCATCTGTAGACTGATGTGTTATAGTCACCTCGGACTTCTCGGCAAACAACCCAACATCTGAGATCTTACCTAGAAGTTCCAAAGCTCGTATGCGAATGCGTGGGTCGTCGTTCTCCGACTCCAATAAGAGCTTATTAGTTACGAGGTGTCGGATCTGAGTCGCGCTTTCTGCGACCGAATGCCCAAACTCTTGAAGTATGTTGTTCGTCAGCACCATGGAGGCAGGGGTGAGTTTCGCCGCCTTCTTCGTAGTAACCTTTTTAGAAGTTTTTTCAGGGTCGTCAGCATAAGCCAAAGCAAGTTTCGCAGCCGTGTCTTCATCTTCCGCCGTGGGTTCCAAATCTAATCCATGTTCTGCTAGTTTGAGCGCCGTGTTGCAGGCTGCTTCGGCCCGCTCCTTCAGATCGACTGTGGGGGTGTCATCTGAAAACGGAACACCGATCTCAGGTTCTACAAATAAAGTCATGGGTTATGCCTGTAACTTAAACATACGTATTCACGCGGGGAAAGTACAATATGGCATCAGAAGATACAAGAACTTGCAAAGTCTGTCACGAAGAGAAACCTATCGAAGCATTCTCTATGAATGGTATATACAGATTATATACCTGCAAGGGCTGTAAGCATAAAGCTAAAAACAAACTACGTAACGCCAGCGTTGAGGCGTTCCTTCGATACTCCTTAGCTGGACTCAAGCACAGCCGTAAGAAGCGGGAAGACCTAGAATTCGCCATAACAGTTGCAGACCTAGTAGAGCTGTGGGAAGAACAAGAGGGGCGATGTGCCTTGAGTGGTTTGGTAATGACCCGGCATCGTGGGTTTGGAGAGACCACCACCAATGCAAGTGTAGACCGGATAGACCCAACCAAAGGATACGTACGCTCAAACGTGCATCTCGTATGCTGGCAGGCCAACAAAATGAAGCACGCCCTACCGCTACCAGACTTCTTTTTCTGGATTCGGCACATCAACGACAACCTCACCCGCGAATAGTCCAAAAAGTCCAAAACGCTATATATGTGATTTTGTGGACACCCTCACGTAACTACTTCTGTGTAACCAAATTTTCTACAAGTATTTACGTGCCGGGCACACCGAGGGGTCTGAAAACCCGAATAACCGAATAACCCAATATAATCAATAGGTTACGTGACACGTACGGGGGTACCTTAAACCCGGTATTTCAGACCCTTGACACACAAAAAATTTTTTGCTGGGACTTTTATTTTTGGGGTGGGGGGTTTCCCTATATAGAGGGGGTGGGGTGCTTCTGCCGTAAAAACCACCAAATACCACCAGAAAACACAAAATGATGTGCAAACTCGTGGTGATACTGATAATTCGCGCAGATTAGTAATACATGCGCCGTGCGTAGCTGCTAGCAGTGCGCGGGGGTCGGGGGGCGGTGGGGTCAGATTTGCCGGTTTTGTGTATAAGTCATACACAAAAAACCACTATTTACCGCCATATACCACGGTTTGCTTGAGTGTAACACGTCATGATGTTATAATTTGGGGTGTCGGCGGAATGATCTGTCGGCATTAACTTAACAAATCGGAGAAAGGCACTATGCCCAACTTAATTGAAACAGCTACTAACTACTTCAATGCTGAAGAAAATGCCCGCGTGATAGCGGCGCGAATGGTCGGACTAAAGCGCAGCGCGGACGGATCGCGCTTTGTAAAAGCCGGTAAACCATCGGTCACAATCGCGGATACCTACGAAACGAAGGGCGATCCTGAAGTGTACGCGCAATTGCGAACGGGGTTCATCGCATCGCGCAGCAAAGGATTTGGTCGCCAGTTTGCGGGGTTTACCTTGGCCGAGATAAAAGGCATGGATCGCGATGCGGTGAAGGCACACAAACTGAAGCTGTCCGGCGGGAACAAAAAACCCGTCACCAAAGCGCAAAAAGCGGCGGTTGATAAATTCACGGCAGCGCAAGGTAGGGCGCATAACATAGTCAGCAGCGGCATGGCTAACCTTCGCGGCACACTGACCAGCTTGTTAGCGCCATTCGAGACCAAGACGGTAGCGCCGAACAAAGCGCCTAAAACGCAAACCGCCAAAGGTAAGGATAGCCAAACTGGTAGCGTCTCAACCGACACGCATGTTGAATCTGGCCCGTTACCTGAAGTTAAGACTTCGCCGGTACCGCGCTCGATTCAACATCCCGTGCTGATTGAATTGGTTAATAAGCTAGCAGCATTCGATGTAGGTCAACAGGGAGTGATTGCGGAGAGCCAAGCAGTGCAAAACTTGCTAGAGGGATTGACGCACACGCTGAATATAAACCGCATCCGAGCGAATCGCGAAGCCAAATAACCCACCCACCAACTGAAGCCCCCGCAAGGGGGCTTTTTTTTGCCTCAAATTCTTTGAGACCAGTTCCTAGATTCGAGGTGCGCCGAACGCATTGTGGAGTGCGCCTCTGATACCAGTTCCTAGATTAGATGTGCGGCACAGGATGATACGTTTTGTGTATAAGTCATACACAAAACAACACGTTACCACGAAACCAGTTCCTAGATTAGATGTGCGGGGTAATGTTGCGTTTTCAGCAGGGCTAATGTTGCGTTTGAAACGCTAATGTTACGCAATGTTGCGTTTTCAAATGGCAAAAAGGCAACATTATCCTCGTTGTATTTCGTGGTATCTAGTTGTAAGTATTAGTATGTATTTATACAAAAACCTGTATATATATATAGTAGTCCTTACAATGTTACGTTTTTACCAAAATATATATATACCCTGCCCGTTTACCCCTCTACTTGCAGAAAATCTCGTTACACAGAACTAATGTTACGTTTCTCTCCGCGCAAGCCAACACCCATTCAATTTCCCCAAAAACGCAACAATGTAACATTACTTATTTATCAAGGACTTACCAACCCATAGGACGTAACATTACGTAACATTACACTTCCCACCACCAAACACCACGCCTGACCACTACTTGACATAACACGTTATATATGAGACAATATCTCTTGTCGGTGGGGAGATCCCTGCCCGACACACTCATTTTTTGTGTATGACTTATACACAAAACCAACAACGAGGAGACAGCGATGTCAGATGAAGAGTACGAAGCCAAGGTAAATGACCTGAGCGAAGCCCTAAACTACCAGCACTACCAGCGCATCCAGCAAAAAGCCGAGCACGATGACCTGCTGGAAAAGCTATTCACACTCGTGACCATAGCGCAGGCCGGTCTAGCCAAGGACAAGCCGCACGTTACCGAGTACCAGCTAGACCGTATGTGGGACATGTTAGAGGAAAAGTCGTGCGAGAGGATTGCCCAGATCGCTGTTAAGCACGAGCGACTGCACGCTAAGGCACGGAGCAACATGCCTAAAGACTATGTAATCAATTCAGCATTAGAGGAGAGCAGCAATGCGTAAGATAGAAAAAGAAGTGATCGGCGCGTTCATCAACGGCGACACCAAAACGATGGGCAACACGCAGTCCGTGTTCAACCAAGCCACCCGCAATCTCGATCTGTTACTGCATGGCAACCGCATCGCCACCATGTCGAATCGAGATGGGGTTAAGAAGTTATGGGTGTCATGTGGCGGGTATGAAAAGAGATTGAACGTACCTGCTGGTCAAGGGCGTAAGGTACTCGCACCGTCGCGCACCACGCAGTCCCGACTCAATGCGCTGTTCCGTCTGCTCGACATGCCCGAGCGCGTATACACAAAGGGCGGCGTTCAGTATCTCGACTGCCGACGCCACGGCACCGTCAACCTCATGGCATTGCGTAAGAGCGCAGTGCTCGTATCAGTTCAATAACCAACTTTGTGTATGACTTATACACAAAACCAAACCAACCAAAACCAAACCAAAACCAACGATAAGGAGTTCCCAATGGAACAAGTAAGCAACATTCACCAAATCAACCAAGAAACCGACGCGCTGATACACAAGCGACTAACCGAAACGCCAACCGTAAACGCACCGAGCATCAGTTCATCTGCCATGCTGGTACAGCTAAACATCTCAACGTGGACTGCGCGTAAGAAAGACAAAGCCGCGTCAGCCAAGGTAGCCCGTGACAGCGGTGCGTCAGCCAAAGCCGGTAACTACAACAAGAACCTGCTCGCCGGTTGTACTGAGCTGGAAGACCTAAAGAAGTTTGTAGGTAACGCACGCAACACCCACTACGCAATGACCCTGCCGTGGTCTGACATGGGGCTGCGTCTGATACCGACATCTGAATACTTCGACTACCAGAACACCATGACAGATCTGGAGCAAGAGTTCCACCGGCTATACCAACTGTTCGAGGATGCGTACCAGTGGCGCACATCTACCGCGATGGCAGAGCTAGGTAACATGTTTGACCACAGCGAGTACCCGCCGATTGATGAGCTACGCAGGAAGTTCCGCTGGCGTATTGTGTTCTCTGAGGTGCCGAGACGTGGCGACCCACGCTTGGATCTACCGGCAGAGGCTTTGGAAGTAGTCAAACAACAGTATGACGAGTTCTACAGCGAGAACATTGAAGCCGCGATGAATGACATCTGGGCGCGGCTGCACAAGAACCTATCGACTGTGCTGCGTCAGCTATCCCCGAAGGACGAGCTAGATGCCAAGGGTAATCAAAAATATAACAAGTTATACGATAGCGTCTTCGACACGTCGCTAGAGCTGATTCGTATGATGCGTAGGTTCAACATCACTGGCGACACCCAGATGACTGCGATTGCAGATCAGCTAGAGGATGCGCTGTACGGCGTGAACACCGATGCGCTCAAGGCCAGCGAGACGTTGCGGCTGGACAAACAGCAGCAGGTCAAAGACATCATCAGCAAACTACCGTCCTTGGATCTCTGAGGTCGGTAGGTAATTGGACATAACACGAAATACCATGTATAATGGTGATTCACCACAGGGCAATACCGCCTACCACTAACCAACTTTGTGTATGACTTATACACAAAACCAAAACAACAAAACGGAAAGGAGATAGCCATGAGCTATGCACAACAAACTTACGCACTGACTCTCGAACAAGCCAAGGCACTGATCTTGGCAATCGGTCGGCTTCGCACAGTCTTACTTCAAGGCCACATGGGTACAGGTAAGTCATCACTGCTTACCGAAATCTCAGAGGCACTGCCGGATTACATAGCATGTTTTCTCGACTGCACGACCAAGGACTTGGGTGACATCACGATACCCAACATCGCCAAGCTGGATGACGGCACTGGCTATGTGACGTACCTGACCAACGAGGAATTGGGTGCCCACCACGACAAGCCGATCATCCTGATGATTGACGAGTTCGGTAAGGCCAACCCCGCAGTCAAGAATGCCCTGTTACGTCTGATCCTCGAACGTAAGATCGGCAGCTACACACTGCACCCCGACTCCATCATATTCGCCACGACTAACCTTGGCAGCGAGGGTGTGGGTGATCTGTTACCCGCACATGCCCGTAACCGCATAACCGTGGTCGAGACTAAGAAGCCCACCGCTATGGAATGGGTCGAGTGGGGCATCAGCAACGGTGTAGATCACACAATACTGGGCTGGGCCAAAGAGACTCCCGAGGTCATGCAAGACTTCCGTGATGTACCGAATCCAGATGACAACCAGTACATCTTCCATCCCAAAGCTGTGGATCGGGCTGCGTTCTGTACGCCACGTTCACTACATGCAGCGAGTGACATCTTGAAACGCCGTGATGGGCTAGATGATGACACGTTACAGGCAGCACTCATTGGTACCATCGGTGTCCGAGCCGCCGCAGACTTCATGTCATTCCTCAAGCTGGCTGACCAGCTACCGTCATTGGAGTCAATCAAGAACGATCCTGACAATGCCACGGTGCCAACGTCCCAAGCTGCTACCTGCATGGTGGTGTTCAAAGCACTGTCCGCATTGGAGCGTGATTGGGCCGATGCGTGGATGACATATGTGAACCGGCTGGACAAGGAAGCCCAAGGTCTGTTCGCCAACGGCGTTCGATCCAGCAAATACAACAAGGCCAAGCAGTCCATGATTATGCAGAACAAGCTGTTTACTCAATGGGCTATGGACAACAACTACATGTTCGCAGCGGACAAGGTGTAAGGAGGTAACATGTTAGCACTAAACCAACAACTGACCGCCGAGCAGCGGATCACCAAAGCAGTGGTAGATATTACTGCTCACCCACGGTACATGGCCTTGGCTGGTGTACTCATGGTGGGCAACAAGACTGTCAGCGATGACGTACCGACTGCATGTACCAACGGACGTGACGAGACTTATGGTCGAGCATTCGTTGATTCCATGACCGATGCCGAGCTTCGCTTCGTGATACTGCATGAGTGCTATCACAAGATGTACCGGCACCTGATAACGTGGAAGCACTTGCACGACAAGAACCACCGACTCGCCAACATGTCATGCGACTACAACATCAACGGCAAGCTGGTCGATGAAAACCGAGAGGATGACTTCGCCGCTATGCCACGCGATGAGGTCGGCAATCAGATCGGGCTGTATGACGAACGGTTCCGCAAGCCCGACGGGTCATGGTCGGATACTGCTGTGATCTTCAAGGCATTGGATGATGACGATGACGGCGGCGACGATGAAGGTGGAGATGACCCACAAGGTACTTCTTCCGCCCAAGGCTTCGATGACCACGACTGGGAGGGTGCAGATAAGCTGTCAGACGATGAGGTCAAAGATCTTGAGAAAGAGATCGACGTAGCGATACGTCAGGGCAGCATGATGGCTAGTAAGTCAGGCGCTACGGGCAACCGTCTACTTGCCGAGCTTATGCAACCGCAGGTCGATTGGCGTGAGGTACTGCGCGAGTTCATCCAGACAACCTGTACTGGCAACGACTACTCCACATGGAAACGTCCCAACCGCCGATACATTGGTGCCGGTGTCTATCTGCCCAACGGTATCAGCGAGAAAGTCGATGAGCTTGTGATTGCTGTTGATACGTCAGGGTCTATACCCGACGCTGATCTGGCTGTGTTCTTGTCAGAAGTTCAGTCGATCTGCACTACGGTCAAGCCCGACAAGGTTCGCCTACTGTACTGGGGCCATGAGGTTGTGGGTGACGAGTCATACGAGTCCCATGAGGTACACACGCTGGCTCAATCTACCAAACCCCAAGGCGGTGGCGGCACCGATGTCGAGTGCGTGGTCGAGTACATGCAAGATCACCAGATCAAGCCACAAGCAACGATCATCCTCACTGACGGTTACCTGTTCGGTGGCTGGGGTACATGGGACTGCCCAACCCTGTGGTGTGTGATCGACAACAAACATGCGACTCCCGACAACGGCAAGGTCGTGCATATTGATTCAGCGGAGATTCACTAATGGCATACGCATATAAGAAAGGGCTGGACTCGTTCTGGCATATCGAGCGCAAATACAACCAGACCAAACCGTTGGTCAGTAAGTATCACAAGAAGGAGGACGATCTACGTCCTGCCGACAGACGGGATCGTAAGTGGGAACACATTGTTAAGTTATCACCTACCTGCTACGCCTTGTGCGACGGTAATTACGGCGACCCAGTGTTTAATCGCGGCTACTACCGACCCAATTCGGTGCCTGTATCTGCGGAGGATACATATAACCTGTCACCTATTGTGTGGGAGATTCAACCGCAACCCGATGGCTCATACCTAGAGACGGTCAAGGTACGCAATGGGTCAGGCGGCCATGCACACACAAGTCGGTATCAGTTTCTAGCTGAGTTCTTACCTAAAGGTCTGATGTATGTTGGCGGTACCGATGGTAGGCAGCACATCAAGGTGATACACCAACAAAACCCACCGCCCCACCGAAAGTATTATCTGCCCAAGAGTCGGTCAGTCGATGCAAGGCAGTGGGATCATTGGGTAAACAGCAGTCCCGTCACTCAAAGTTCGCGGGATTACTGGACTGCACAATACCAACGCGAGGATGACTGCAAGTATCTGACATTCGCTAGGAACGCATACGTGCCAGATCCAGAGCTTATGGAAAAGACCGGCGTGTTTCCGACCAACATGGATACTTGGAAACTCATCAGTCCTGAGTTCAAGCCGGTCAACCCCAAGTCGCGTGTGGACAAGGAACGTAAGAAACAACTAAAACCACACCTTGATGAGTTCTGGCAGTGGGCGTGTTCTGTAGGAAAGATGTTACCCATTGATGACTGGCAGTATGTGCGTAGCGCCAAGGACACGTTGCGAGAGCACAATGTACTGAAAGGCTTTTATTGGGTAGACCAGCAGACGTTTGATGGGGACAAGGTACAAGAGATAATAACTACAAGTGACCATGAGTTACGTTTACCACTACTTACTACCTACATGATTAAGTCTGGTATGAGACACGCTACCACCTCAGAAGATGCCAAGAGGGTACGCGCACACTTCAACCGATGGGCCAACCGTGCCTGCGGTTTAGTTACAACAACGAAAGGAGAGTAACCATGACTCAATACATAGACGCGCCTGACAGCGACCTTGTTGCTAAGGTCAAAGATATAACGGCTGGGCCTCAAGAAACGACTCCACGCGAAGACTTAGCTGACTTTCAGCACGTACTTAGCCGAAAGATGCGGGGGGTAAGATTCAGCAGGGGCGTTGATAATCACACTTCATGCTGGGTCTATTACCCACATGAGAAGTACGCACGGGGGATTATTGGTGTGCGTCCCGAAGGCGGTGAGAAGGTGTACTACGCTAAGAGCCGTGTGATTGAATACCGTATGTTCTGGAGCAAGAACCTTCAGACGGCGGTTAAGAAAGCAGCGGCAGCACTGCCCGAGTTCAACGTGGCTGAAATCGCCGCGATGAATGCCACTTTATATGCTTCAACCCGAGAGGGGTACACAAGTTCAGAGCGGAGCAAATGCCTAGAAGCCCTACGCAAGTTAGGTTTCAGTGCAGGCGGTATGAATTCCCCTGCGTTCCGCTCCTTGGCGGCTATGCTAGAACAGATCACCGACGGCGAGACTAAGCAACTTGTGCAGGACACCTTGCAGTTTGCCCAGAATGCCCAAGACCTACAGGGGTTTGGCGGAAGCCCCATGTTCGTTCACGTAGGCCAAGACCGTAGTGGGCGGCAGACAGTCACGGGCCTTTCCTTAGAATCAGTTAACGAGTACAGCAAAATTGGGAGTCCCATACACTTGGCGGACGATACTCGACCTGTGCGTTTCGCTGAGGGGTCAGAAGAATACAACGAGTTGGTAGGTAAGCTGAGTGTACTGAGCGTGGCACAAATAGGTGACTACGTGCATAGCGTTGGTATGCGTGTGGATGAGGATGAGTTCTATGTCAGCTAGATACTTCGAGACGCTACGTATGGTCGAGGACATAGCCATCACGCTGGGCAACCAAAACAAGTTAACGCATAAGGGGCCGGTCTATCACGTAAAAGTAGATCCTGACCAAGATGCGTGGCAAGTCACATGTCTGGGCGCGGAATGTGTTGACTCGCCATACAAAGCTAGGTACTTTGGTGTGGAAACCCTACCGGCAGACCTACGGAAAAAGTTAGTGGTTCTAAATATGTTGGAGCCACAACAGTCGGAGGTAGAAGGCATAGGGTTACGAACGGGGCAGGATAGCTACTGGGTCTACGGATGAAGAAGTTATAACCCGTTATAACATTGCTGATTGAAATTAGTTCCCACGGAGAGACAGTATGGCGAAGGTAAGCGTTGAGCTTGAGATTGACGAGCAGACGTTGGAGGAGGTTCTTGTTGGTCTACGGGCGGTAGAGAGCCTTGCTAGAACAACGGAAGAGATGCTGGACGATATGCAGTTTCTAGCTAAAGCCATAAAAACAAACCAGCGTGAGATGAAGAAACTGACGACCAGCGTAACCAGTTTGTTAGAGGAGATAAACAATGGCGATGACGCCGGAGGCGAAGGTTAAGAAGAAGGTGGCGGCTACCCTAAAGCAGTTAGGTGCATACTACTTTTACCCCGTGACAGGCGGGTACGGTAAGAGCGGTGTACCGGATATTGTGGGGTGCTACAACGGCAAGTTCTTTGGTATTGAGTGCAAGGCGGGGAAGGGAAAAACCACTGCACTACAAGACATGAACCTGCGTCAGATTGTAGAAGCGGGAGGCATAGCCGCCGTAGTGAACGAGGAGAACCTGCACACAGTGGCAGACATCCTCATGTGTAAAACTGAAGTTGAAGTCGATGATCGCCAGTTGGCGTTTGACTTCTAGGAGAGACAGATGAAGAAGGGTACCGCTGTCAGTGATGGCAGCACTGCATCGTATTACGAGTTACCTGCTGACGCGCAGGAGCTACAAGATCTAATCTCACATAAGAACATGAACGCGCAGATCGGTGAGATATTCCGTGCGTGTTACCGCATGGGTGAGGCATCTCACAGTGACGAGCTACGCGATGCGAAGAAGATCCGGTTTTATATTGACGCTGAAATTAAACGGTTGGGGGGTTGAGATGAAAAGGTTTGTTGTAACTTTCTCGGAGACTGTAGAACGGCAGGTAGTAATAGAGGCCAAGGACGAAGAGATGGCGCAGTACAAAGTCATAGATGATCGTGGTTCTTGGGGTAACTGGGTACGCAAGCCAATCACTACTGATGTGATTGTCACCCGTGTTGTGGAGAAGGAAGAAGCGTGAGCGACGAACTAGAGGACATCGTGATCGAGAAGGGGGTTCTACTGTTTGATAAACAGTACAGCCATCAACGTCCATACGAGAACACGTTAGACCGTATGGGTTTGGGAGACTCTTTCGTTGTGACTGACCCCTACGGACACAAAGTACGGGCGTTCCGTGTGGCTGCTGCGCGGCGTGGTTGGAAGATAACAAGTCGCAAGGTCACTAATGATGGCGACTACCGTGTTTGGCTAACAGAAAAGGACGGCAAGTCGTGGACTTGAGGGGGCTTGGTCAGATCGACATAAACATAACGGACTTATGCAATCGCACTTGTTCGTTCTGCCCACGGTCTGATGCGTCTATATACCCCAATAACAACCAGAACATGAGTCTGGAATTGTTTGATCAGATCATGGATCAGATAGAGGAGTGGAGGTTCAGTGGCACCGTGATCCTTGCTGGGCGAGGTGAGAGCACTAACCACCCGCAGTTTGAAGACATAATTAAACGCCTTCTTCGCAAACCGAATCGGTATAAGACACAGGTAACAACTAATGGCTGGAGGCTTGATCGGTATTGGAAATACTACCGGCAGCTAGACAACCTTGTACTGAATACCTATACGACAGAAGAGGACTTCCTAGCGAGGCGAGCAAAGTACCCGCGCTTAGATAACGGCGAGCGGATCGAAGATTACTGGAAACCTGACGGCGGATCAGTTGAAGACATAAACGTACTACCTGATTTTCCAGATCCCAAGGGCGGTAACTTTCTGTACGCGCATGTCTTTAATCACCGAGCGGGGCTAATTGCTGGCGGCACTGCTGTAAAAGGCCCGTGCGTCCACCCAATGCGGGGGATCTTTATAAACTTTGATGGCGAGCTACAGATGTGCTGTAACGACTGGTCGCATCAAATCGGCTTCGCCAACGTCAAAGACGTAAACATGTTTAGGGAATGGCGCGACAACGAAGAGCTACGTCGCATCTACACCGAGCTTATCAATGGCAACCGAGATGCCATAGCTCCTTGCAGCGTGTGCGACGTTCCGTGTGCAAAGCCTGAAACAGTCGAGAGGTATAAGCAATGGGTGTAGCTAAATTCAAATTGAAATGGCGTAGCGTGTTCAATGCACTGCGCCGTCTTTATAAGAACCCAGATGACTTGGCGGCAGCGTTTGTTCTTTTCAATTGGCTGTCAACCAAGTCGGTGCGTAAGCAGCACAAACTGTTTAGGAGTACGGATCTAGGCTCTAGGGTAATATCGAACAAAGAGTCTCTGGTTAACGTGTTAGATGACGTAGACCGCTTGCAGGCTATGCCTATTGGCAGTCTTGGCAACGAATACTCAAAGTTTTTAATAGAAACAGGCCGTTCCACCGCGCAGTTTGCAGGCGATACCAAGGGCAAAGGCGAGAAGCCATCAGAGTCAGAGTTCAACACCTACATTAAGTGGTATAGGGATCAGCATGATCTTACGCACACGGTCACCGGTTACGAACGCAACCCCTTTGGTGAAGTGGTGCTTCTTTGGTTCTTGCACGGTAACTTTGCGAATCTAGGCATCATCGCTATGACGATACCCATGACTATAACCCACGCTAGGAGAAAGGGATGGGGTGTTTTTAGCGCATCCTTTGAAGCGTACTGGCATGGTAGGAAATCGCAGTGGCTTGCCGGTATAGATTGGCCTGCTTTGTTAGGTCAGCCTTTGGAGGTTGTGCAGCAAAGTATCGGTGTACGTCAGCCCACAAAATATAAGGCAATGATGGATAGGTTACGCAAACAAAAAGGGAAGTAAATGGATCTTATAACTTTGGACTTCGAGACGTTCTACAGTAGGGACTTCTCGTTAACAAAAATGACGACTGAAGAATACGTACGCGATCCGCGTTTTGAGATCGTAGGCGTAGGGGTAAAGGTAAATAATGGCGACATTGAATGGGCTTCGGGAACGCACGAAGAACTTAAAGAATACCTTGGCGGGTTTGACTGGGCTAACAGTATGCTGCTGGCTCACAACACTATGTTCGATGGCGCTATATTATCTTGGAAATTTGGTATTCGCCCTCGCGTTTACGCTGATACTCTTTGTATTGCCCGTGCTGTACATGGGGTGGAGGTTGGTGGAAGCCTCAAGGCGCTTGCGGAAAGATACAATATAGGTGCTAAAGGTACCGAGATACTTAACGCGCTAAATAAACGCCGCTTGGATTTTACTGACGATGAGTTAGATCGTTACGGCGACTACTGCATCAACGACGTGCAGCTTACGTATGACCTGTTCAACATTTTCTTGAAGCAAGGCTTCCCTAAGAAGGAACTAAGGATCATCGACTGCACCTTACGTATGTTCATTAACCCGATGCTGGAGCTAGACCAAGACTTATTGGCGCAGCACCTTGAGAACATCAAGCAGTATAAAGATAACTTGTTATCCGATGCCGGTGTGACCGACAAGAAAGAACTAATGAGTAACGACAAGTTTGCGGAGTTACTGCGTTCTAAAGGTGTCGAACCACCTACCAAGGTCAGCCCCACTACAGGCAAAGAGACCTTCGCATTTGCTAAAACAGATGAAGGGTTCAAGGCACTTGCCGAGCATGAAAACCCATCGGTGCAAGCACTGGTAGCCGCCAGACTAGGTAACAAAAGTACGCTGGAAGAGACTCGCACGCAGCGGTTCATCGACATAGCGGGGCGCGGTACTCTGCCGGTTCCTGTGAGGTACTACGCAGCGCACACTGGTAGGTGGGGTGGGGATGACAAGATCAACCTACAAAACCTACCTAGCCGTGGGCCAAACGGTAAGATGTTAAAGAGAAGCATCATAGCGCCGAGGGGGTACACGTTGATCGACTGTGACTCATCGCAGATCGAAGCACGGGTGCTGGCGTGGTTTGCAGGGCAAGATGACCTGACTGATGCGTTTCGCAACAAAGAAGATGTGTACGTCAAGATGGCAGCACGTATATACGAAACACCGGAAGATCAGATAACAAAAGACCAGCGGTTCGTCGGTAAGACCACAATCCTCGGTGCCGGTTATGGTATGGGGGCGCTCAAGTTTCAAGCACAGTTGAAATCGTTTGGTACGGACATATCGCTGGACGAAGCACGGCGCATCATCAATATCTATCGTGACGCAAACTGGAGGATCAGCCAAGTATGGCGAGAAGCCCAACATGCAATCGCTGGCATGGAACGGGGTGACTCCATACAGTTTGGCAGAGAAGGTGCGATTAAGGTTATAGGAAATCAAGAAGCCATACGTCTACCGTCTAAGCTCCTAATGCGTTATCAGGATCTACGTGGGGAGCAAGGTGAGCGGGGGGTTGAGTACAGCTACAAGACCCGCCGAGGCCGAACACGGATCTACGGTGGGAAAGTCATAGAGAATGTCTGCCAAGCCCTAGCACGGTGCGTGATAGGTGACCAGATGCTCTTAATAAATAACAAGTACCGAGCGGTACTTACAGTTCACGACTCAGTTATCGCATGTGTACCTGAGTCTGAAGCAGAAACGGCCCAACAATATGTTGAGAAGTGCATGAGGTACGTCCCGACATGGGCCGAAGGGTTGCCACTTGAATGTGAGAGTGGCGTAGCAAACGCATACGGAGATTGCGAATAATGGATACGAAAATAAAAAATATATACGGGCACGATTGGGCTGAAGAAACTACGGAGGAACGCGCTCCTCACCCAGTAAAACCGCACAGTAGGACAGCGCATCTGTACGATATACTGTCGAGTTTGGGTGGTAGCGCCACGCTGACAGGAATGTGGAAGATAATTCCCGCCTCAGACTTAGCACCTAAACCCAAAAACAAGCAAGAGCTACGTAAGTGGCTTAGTCAAAGCGGTACCAGTAAAGGGTACATTACAAAAACGAAAAAGGATCACTACCGAATAGCAACGCTTGAAGAGTACAGAACGATTTTTGAGAGGAACAAGGCTGCACATCGTAAGTATTTGGCTAAACAAAAACGGCGGGAAGCTAGGGCTGCGGCTAAGGCTGCGACTCCTAACCCAGTTGTGAAACAGCCAGTTGTAAAACAGCCAGTTGTAAAACAGCCAGTTATGGAGAAGCCAGAGAATCCCTTGAAGTTTATATTGGAGTATGTGAGTGCGCTACTTGGCGCTACTTCTGCTATAGTGTTGTTCTATGCTGTTTTGAAGGTGGTGTAATGAAGATTAAAGTTATTTTTGGGTTAGTTCTTTTGGCTCTAGGTGCATCGGCTTATGCCTATCACAATCACCTCTGGCAGAAAGTGAGCGAGTTCCGTGGTCAGAACGGAAAAACAATCTGCCAGTGGGAATGTATAGGCGGTCACTTCGCTACTACTTCTGGGTATGGTTACTGCGGGAGGCCCAACTAATATGGAATCTACACCGTGGGAAGAGCGGCAAACGCTAGACGAGTTTCTGCGACGTGACGCCGCTGGTGCCGTTATGGACGATGCGATGTATATATTCGCAAATGGAGATATGACGTTTGACCAAGCTCTCATGGCACTACTTATATCTGAGTTACGTGGATTAAATCAGGTATTTGATTCTCCATGAGCGTAGCGCCGTGGTCATTCAGTAAGATAAAGGCGTTCCAGCAGTGCCCTAAACAGTTCTACCATGAGAAGGTACTCAAGCAGTACCCGTTCAAGGAGTCTGAAGCGACACTGTATGGAACAGCTTTTCACGAAGCTGCGGAGACTTATATCCGTGACGGGGGTGAGCTAGATCCACGGTTCAACTACGCTAAAGGTACGCTCGACGCGCTGAACGCTAAGAAAGGCGAGAAGCTATGCGAGATCAAGATGGGGCTAACGGAAGACTTAGAAGCATGTAGCTTCTTTGACGATAACGTTTGGTTCCGAGGCATTGCTGACCTTGTAATCTTAAACCGCGAAGACAAGCTCGCATGGGTGATTGACTACAAGACTGGCAAGTCGGCAAGATATGCGGACAAGGGACAGCTAGAGCTTATGGCTCTGGCTACCTTCAAGCACTATCCTGAGATAGAGACCGTTCGCGCAGGGTTATTGTTCGTAGTAAGCAATGACTTAATCCGAGACCGGTATTCGATTGAAGACCAAGAAAAGCTATGGACGAAGTGGCTGAGTAAATACAGCGACATGGAAACTTCTTTTGAGCATGACACTTGGAACCCCAATCCCAGCGGACTGTGTAAAGCATGGTGCCCTGTGTTGGAGTGTCCACATAACGGAAAGAACTGATGCCGTACAAGAATCCAAAGGATCGTAAGAAACAGAAAAACCCACCAGTGGGTAGCCCTGCACACGAAGCACGTATGGAGAGACAACGTGCCAGACGCGCTATGGACAGGACAAGCCGTGATGCCAACAACAACGGCAAAGCGGACAAGCGAGAGGGTAAGGACGTAAGCCACAACAAGATGTTAAGTCGTGGCGGTAGTAACAAAGACGGCGTTCGTATAGAGAGCGCCAGCAAGAATAGAAGTCGCAATGGCAAGAAGCCCCTAAAGAAAGCGACTCATCGACCTCGACGTAGATCGTAAACAGTTTAGACCAAGGCACTTTCCTGCCTGTTGGCACCGTTCCCGTCCGGTGTGGTCGTATGGCGGGCTTTTTAACCGCGTGTTGTGGACACCCACTTCGCGCTATTTTGCATGGAAGGGTATATGAAAGTAATCGACAACAAGGCACTACTGCTAAGGCTGCGTGACCCACAGAAAGTCACAAGTGTAATACCAAAGAGTAAGGAGTTATCAGGTAACCGTGTGGTGGTTAACTGGGGTGTAGACGAGGCTCACGTACTCAAGAATCTAAACATCAACGCGCCGTCACCCATCGAAGGCAAGTATAAATGGACGGGCAAGCACAAACCGTTCGAGCACCAGAAGACCACGGCTGGGTTCCTGACACTTAACAAACGTGCGTTCTGTTTCAACGAACAGGGTACGGGCAAGACCGCCAGTGCTATCTGGGCAGCAGACTTCCTGATGAAACAGGGCCGTATCAAACGTGCTCTGGTCATTTGCCCCCTATCAATCATGGATTCGGCGTGGCGCGAGGATCTATTTAGCTTCGCTATGCACCGCAAGGTAGATATAGCCCACGGTTCAGCGAAGAAGAGAACCGCTGTAATCGAAAGCGATGCAGAGTTCGTGATAATAAATTATGACGGTGTGGCAATCGTAGCGGACGCCATAGCCAACGGTGGGTTCGACCTAGTGATTGTGGATGAAGCCACGCACTACAAGAATGCTCAGACTGACAGGTGGAAGACACTCAACAAGTTACTTGGCCCTGACACATGGCTGTGGATGATGACGGGTACACCCGCTGCACAGAGTCCGCTGGATGCGTACGGTCTGGCTAAACTTGTTAACCCGAGAGCTGTGCCACGCTTCTTCGGCTCGTTCCGCGATCAGGTCATGTACAAAGTGACCAACTTCAAGTGGGTACCTAAGCCCGAAGCTACCGAGATAGTGTTCGGCGCACTGCAACCAGCCATACGGTATACAAAGGAAGAATGTCTGGATCTGCCCGACATGGTGTACACCACCCGCGAGGTACCGCTGACACGTCAGCAAGAAAAATACTACAAAGAGCTGAAGAACCGCATGGTCATGGAGGCTGCGGAAGAGACAGTCACGGCAGCTACGGCTGCGGTCAACATGAACAAGCTACTTCAGATCAGTTCCGGTGCGGTGTACACCGACGACAACGAGGTGGTGGAGTTCGACATCAAGCACCGATACAAGGTGCTACGCGAGGTGATTGACGAGTCCAGTAAGAAAGTCCTGATCTTCGTGCCGTTCAAGCACACGATTCAGTTACTAGCTGACAAGTTACGCAAGGACAAGATACCTACCGAGATTATCAGTGGGGCTGTCAGTGCCACCGAACGCACGCGCATATTCAAAGAGTTCCAAGAGACGGATACCCCCCGAGTGCTGGTCATCCAGCCGCAAGCTGCGGCACACGGTGTCACGCTGACCGCTGCAAATACAATCGTGTGGTGGGGGCCAACCAGCTCAGTAGAAACTTACGCACAGGCCAACGCACGTATCCACAGAGCGGGGCAAGATCACAAGTGTACAGTGGTACAGCTACAAGGATCTCACATAGAAAAGCGCGTGTACGCATTACTAGATAACAAAATAGACACACATACAAAAATTATTGATCTTTACAAAGAAATACTTGATTAAGCCATTACCTACCACTATATTACCTTTCTCGGCAATGGAAGGACGAAAACATGGCTGATGCGAAGAAAGTGGGTGGAGTACCCCTTGGGAAATTGACTGAGGTATATCTCAAGATCAAGGACGAAAGGGAACGCCTATCCGCTGAATACAGGGAAGCTGACGGCAAGCTCGTCAGTAAACAAGAAAAAATAAAGGCCGCACTACTCGACTACTTAAAAGAGAACGACATCAAAAGTGTCAAAACGGATGCTGGTACGTTTTACCGTACGGTTAGGCAGAAGTATTGGACTAGCGATTGGGATTCTATGCGTGAGTTCATTCTTGAGCATGAAGTGCCAGAGTTCTTGGATAAACGCCTTAATCAGAAGAACGTACGGGAGTTCCTAGAAGAAAACCCAGACCTTCTACCTAAAGGCTTAAACGTAGACGCAGAGTACGCGCTCACGATAAGGAAGGCATGATGGAGCAATTAGTTCCAATTGAGGATGTTGCAAAGCACTTTGGTGTGTCATTATCCACGACCCGTAAATGGGTACGAGATGGGGTTATTCCCAGCAACACCTATATCAAGGTAGGAAAAACGCAGCGATTTGCTCTAGCGAGCATTGCTGAAGCCTTGTTAAAAGGCGACTCAAACGATGACGACCCGATGATAGGCGGGGTGGATCTAGCCGAGGTTATGTATGACACCGACTTTGATCCGACAGCGTTTGATCCTGATGCGGACGTTTAATGCGCCGAATCAGTATACAGGGTAGCAAGTTTACTGGGTTAGACATTCAGTCGGACAGCACGGCTATAGACGTAATCATCGTGAACGCAGCGGCAGTATCGCGCTCGTACTACAAAGATGCTTACGACCCTAATGCCAAACGCCTTCCGACATGTTGGTCTAGCGATACTCAGAGACCGGCACCCGAAGTGCCACCGAGCCAAAGACAGAGTACGCGCTGCATTGATTGCTCGCAGAATGTCCGAGGCTCCGGTACTGGAGGCGGCAGGGCTTGTAGATTTAGCCAGCGTTTAGCTGTTGTTGAAGAACAAGCGTTAGATACTGTGTATCAACTGCAAGTACCTGCCTCATCCATATTTGGCAAGGCCACTGGTAGAAGCTCCATGCCTCTACAGGCTTACGCTAAATTTTTGAGTGGGCACGGCACGCCAAGTGCGGCGGTAGTGACGAGGATTAGTTTTGACGCGGGTAGCCCTGTACCAAAGCTGTTCTTCTACCCACAACGACCATTAGAAGAAGAGGAACTACGGAAAGTTAAATTGATGGTGGACGACGATGACACGTTAGCAGCTATTGCTTTCGACATTGTTCCACACAACCGCGAAGGTTCGCCCTTCGCTGCGACTGAAGGGTTCACGATAACTAGCCAAAGTAAGGAGACCAACAATGGCTGAAGCGAATATGTACTACACAATTGAGGGCGTGAAAGCTCTCTACCCGAAGCTCGACGCCACCTACAAGTTCGATAACAAAGCGAACGGTGGTAAGGGCGGATCTGTTAAGTGTGACCCACTGGATGACGGTGCGGCATACGAGATGTCTTTCGTGATGTCTGAGCCAGAAGCTAAAGCCTTGTACAAGGCGATGGCAGCGGCCTACAAAGCCAAGAAAGAGAAGAGCTGGCCCGACAAGTTTGCACTGCCGTTCAAGAAAGATGACGACGGCAACTACGTTGGTAAGGCCAAGTTGAAGGGTGCTTACGGCACCGACAAGACCACGCCACCACTGCAAGTGGACGCGCAGAACAACAAACTGCCAGCGGACTTTCAGTTAACCAGTGGCAGCACTGTGAATATCGCTTTCACTTTCGTACCGTACTCTATGCGTGACAATGGCGTTAGCCTACGTCTGAACGGCGTACAGGTGATCGAATACGTGCCGATGGTGTCACGCTCTCCCTTCGGTGTTGTGGAAGGCGGCTTCGTAGCGCAACCCGATAACCCGTTTAACGATACTACCAGTAGTGTCAAAAGCACCGACGTTGATCTGGACGATGACGACTCCGATGACATCTTTGGTGATGAGCCAGACACCTCCGAAGTGGAGGAACCGAAAAAGGTCGTGAAGAAATCTGCCCCCGCACCCAAGGAAGATGACGACGATCTGAGTGCCATTGTTGGAGATTGGGACGACTAATCACTAACAATCACTCCGCTATGGCTAGGGGGTTATCGCTAATCCTCCGAAAAAGATGCGCCGACATCTCTGCCATAGCGTATTCTCGGCATTGGGTGTAAACATGAATACAAGAGAATTTTTGCGGTGGGTGTTACCCACTGAAGGGGTGTATGTCCTCTTCCGGCATAACGCATCTCTTGGTAATGGAATTAAGCAAGTCTACTTCCATTCTACCGACGAGCTAGCGGAAGCCGCCGAACACTACGACAGTGAAGGCTGGGACATATATTTTGCCATGAGTAACTTCAAGGAAGAGGGTACTCGTAGAGGGGAAGACGCCAAGCACATCAAGTCGTTCTTTTTAGACTTGGACTGCGGCGAAGATAAAGTAGCTAAAGGCGAAGGATTCGCTACGCAGGGGGACGCATTACGTAGGCTTCAAGAGTTCTGCGCTGCGCTCAAGCTACCAAAACCTCTTATTGTTAACTCTGGACGCGGCATACACGTCTACTGGGTCTTGGAAGAATCCGTACCAGTGGAACAGTGGAAAGTCGTGGCTGACCAGTTCAAAGCCAAGTGCAAAGAGTTTGGGCTAGAGATTGACCCCGCCGTACCTTCAGACGTGGCGCGAGTGCTGCGTGTAGTGGGTACGCACAACCACAAGCCAGACGTACCTGCGCCTGTAGTGACGGTCAACAAGAAGCCTGACGCGGTTAACTTTGACTTCTTCGCCAGTAGGTTGGGAATGGACACGATACCAGTTCCCAAGAAGTACACACCTGCGGATGGCCCAGCAAGCCTGCGTGATGCGCTGTTAGCTAACGTCAACTACAGTTTTGGCGACATAGTGCGGAAGGCGCAGAACGGCAACGGCTGTGAGCAACTAAGCCGCATAATAACTGGGCAAGCCGAAACTAGTGAGCCTATGTGGAGAGCGGGGCTGTCTATCGCCAAGTTCTGCGTAGACGGCGAAGAAGCCGCCCACAAGATTTCAAACCAGCACCCTGAGTACACGCCAGAGCTGACGCTAAAGAAGCTGAATCTGATTAAGGGGCCGTATCGCTGCACGACGTTTGACGAGAACGAAGGCGGTATCTGCACGGAATGCCCTCACTGGGGTAAGATCAAGTCGCCTATTATTTTGGGGCGCAAGATCAAAGAAGCAGAAGCTAGTGAAGACGGTACCTACCTGATTGAGTCGGGTGCTCCAAGTGATCCAAGTGATCCAAGTGATCCAATAGAAAGTACGCTTGTTGCAGAAATTATTGGTCAAGAACTTTCTACACAACACGTTATACCAGTCTATCCGCGCCCATATTTTCGTGGGCAAAACGGCGGTGTGTACATAAGGGACATAACGGTAGACGGCGAAGTGGATGAGCATGTGCTGTACCACAACGATCTGTACGTCACCCGCAGGTTGCTGGATGTAGAAGCCGGTGAATCTGTAGTCTGTAGGATACACTTGCCTCAAGACGGGGTACGCGAGTTTACAATGCCGCTCACGGCGGTTACTTCACGGGATGAGTTCCGCAAGCAGATGTCCATGCAAGGTGTGGCTGTCCCACGAATTGATGACCTGATGAACTATATGATTACTTGGGTAAACGAATTACAGGCAACGTCCACAGCGGACACGGCACACCGTCAGTTTGGCTGGGTAGATGACACGTACACGTCGTTCATTGTTGGGGACAGAGAAATACTATCCCATGAGATTCGGCACAACCCGCCGTCTACACCGACAGCAGCAACAATACCCTACTTCAAACCGAAGGGTACGTTAGAAGCGTGGAAGAAGATGGCTAACTTCTATAACACGCGGCCTGAATTGGTTATGCACCAGTACGTCGTATGCACAGCGTTCGGCTCTCCGCTTATGGAGTTCATGCCTCAGAATTCTTGCGCCCTGCATATCCACAGTAACATCTCGGGGTGCGGTAAGACCGCAGCGATACGTGTCGCAGCTACCGTATGGGGAGGCGAAAAGGCACTGATGATAGAAGAGCGCGATACGGACGCTATGAAGTTCAACCGCGCAGAGGTGCTGCATAACCTACCGTTCTTCATAGATGAGCTTACGAACGAGAAAAGCGGCAAGCTCAGTGACTTGGCCTACCAGCTATCTTCTGGGCAGCAGCGTGGTCGTATGGCAGGCGGGGCAAACCTAGAACGTGTTAGAGGGGAACCTTGGAAGTTACTATCTGTTACCACCGGTAACGCTAGTGTTATTGAACGTATCGCTATTGAGAAACAGCAGCCGAAAGCGGAAGCGCAGCGTATGCTGGAATGGAAAGCGCAGCGGGTGTTCCACAGCACGGAAGACAAGGAGCAGACTGACGTGTTCGACCGCTCTGTGTCAGAAAACTACGGGCACGCTGGGGTCATATACATCCAGTACGTCATGCAGAACCTAGAGGCGGTTAAGGCGCTAGTTCTTCAGTTCCAGAAGGCAGTGGACAAAGCAGCAGGGCTTACAGCAGAAAACCGTTTCTGGTCTGCCGGAGCTGCTACCACACTAGCTGGGGCGTATATCGCCAACAAGCTGGAGCTGATTGACTATGACATGAAGGGTCTATTCAACTGGACTATCAACATGCTCAAGTCCAACAAGCAGTCTGTTATGGATATGGGCGTGTCAGTAGAGCAGACGGTCAGTGACTATCTGACTGAGAACTACAACAACATCCTGATGATTAAGAGCACCGACGACCTACGCAGTGGTTTGGGTAATGGACTAGACAGCATCGTTATACCGGATGCTCTACCACGCGGGAAGTTAGTAGCGCGATATGAAACAGACACAAAGAAAGCATACCTAGTTCCGAAACCCTTAAAGGCTT